CCTACATCAATCAAATTAAGTATATAAATATTTATTACTATAACGTAATATTATGGATAATAATGTTTTTTCAAAAGAATGGTGGAGCAATGCAATAAATGAAATATTGGTTGATGAATCTTTATCTTTAAATGACTTTAGTGAAAAAGATAAGAAAATAATCCAAAATATGTATAGCATTGAAGATATACAAAGATTTTTATGGATAATTAAAGGATTTAAATTAAATAGACATGAAGATGGTTTTGGAATAGCATTCAAAACCCAAACAGGAACAGCATCTCCTGAGTTGGCTGAAAAGATGAATAAATGGATAAGTAAAAAATTCCCGGGAAGTGGAATAATAGTAAAATATGAACCTACATATAAAGATATTGGTTTTCTCTACAGAAAAAATATAAAAGAAATACAACTAGGTCGTGAACCATCACCATATCAAGAATATATAAGAGATAATGAAGATAAAATAGAAGCCGCTGCTGCTCATTTTAATTACCCTATACCTGACCTACAATATGCTTTCTTCTTAGGTAAAGAAGTAGTATTAAGTGATGATATATGGAGTAAATTAGAAAATAGTGATTCTTATAAAACTAAATCATTAGAAGATGTTATTAAAAAAGCTAATGAACTTAAAATTAATATTAAACCATATATAGATGCTATTAAGAATGATACTGAATTACCATTTCCTTTAGTATTTAATTATATGCCTAATAAATATTATTTAGTAGGAGGTGATGTAGTATTATCTTTATATAAAGCATTAAATGTTATTCCGGTAGCGTTAATGGCTACTCTAGATTTACAAGATAAAAAAGACATATCTAAAAAAGAATATGAATTAAAAGAACTTGAAGATCAAATAGAAGTAGACACAGTAAAAACCAAAGATGAACGAATAGATATACTTAGTAATTTTTTAAAATTCGCTGTTAAATTCTTAAATCTATCAAATCTACCCAAAGGACTAACACTATCATACGACACTAAACAAGCCAAACATAGACATACATTCGGATACTTCAACCCCGAAAATGATAAAATATGGTTATATGTTAAAGATAGAAACACAGCTGATATATTACGTACTTTAGCACATGAATTAATTCATCTAAAACAAGCAGAAGAAGGTAGAATAGACCATACTAGTGGTGATACTGGTTCTCCTATTGAAAATGAAGCAAATGCTATGGCTGGTGTATTATTGAGAAATTTTGGTGTAAACCATGAAGAAATATATGAAGGATTAAACAAATAATTCTAAAAAATAAGTTATGAAATATACAATATATTGCGATCTAGATGGCGTTCTAGTCGATTTTAACAAAGGTTATTACGAGTTAACAGGTACAGATACCACAAATTATATAAAAGGAGATAATGCTTTTTGGACTCCTATTGACAATGCAGGTCCTGAATTTTGGGCTAATCTAGATTGGATGTCCGATGGTAAAAGACTATGGCATTACATCAGAAAATATAACCCATATATATTATCATCCCCTTCTCGTAGTGCTACATCTAAAGTAGGTAAAGCAGCATGGTGCTCAATAAATCTATTTAATCAATACAAAAAATTACTTTTATACCCTCGCCATGAAAAACAAACATTCTCAGCACATAACCATATATTAATAGATGATTTAGAAAATACAATTAATGAATGGAATAAAAAAGGTGGTATAGGTATATTACATATATCAGCTGAAAATACTATTAATGAACTTAGAAAATTAGGAATATGATGAATAATGATTCAATGTTACAACGTGATTGGAAGGATAGAGATGTTCAACGTATGCGTAATATTATTAAAAAAGATTACGATGCTAAAACAACAACCCAAGTAGGATATACTAAATCACAAGAAGAACATATTGAGGGTGATGTATGGGAAGAAAATGGTAAAAAATGGACTATTAAAAATGGTCTTAAACAAACCATGACTCGTTTCGATGAATTGAAGAAATTAGTTTCGCTACCATTAACATGCCCAACATGTCATAAACCCATGAAATCATCTCATGCTAATAAAATAATGTGGTCTATGCATAAAATGTGCGTTAACTGCGTAGTTGATATGGAAGCTCAATTAAAAAAAGAAGGTAAATTTGATGAATATGCCAAAAATATGATAATAAATGGCATGAAAGAACATATCAAAGAATTAGAAGAAATGATGCTTGAAATAGCATTAAACCCATCAGAAGAATCGTTTGTTACTGAAGCCGGTGATATAGAAACATGGAAAGGTAAAGGTATAAATAAAGAACAAATAGCCCAAGAACTACAAGAATATATACAAAAATTAAAAGATATTACCGAATCGTAATATTTATTGGCATAATTTACTGATTTACAAAATATGACTGAAGCCATAATAGTAAGTATCACAGCAATAATTACTGCCGCTCTAACAAGTGTAATAGGACCAATAGTAGTTAATTACTTTACTGAACGAAAAAAGAATAAAAAAGATCTAATTAAAGAATCATTAGAAACCAATATGTTGGTTACTAATAAATTAGAAACAATATTAAACGAACATGGCGCCGACCGTGTTTGGATATCTCAATTTCATAATGGTGGCCATTTCTACCCAACAGGTAAATCAATACAGAAATTTAGCATGGGTTATGAAATAGTTAGCCCCGGCACAACCTCAATACAAGCCAGTTTCCAAAACATTCCTATTAGTTTATTTTCTAGATCTATGAATCATATTCTAGAAAATGATGTTATATCTATATCTGATTATAAAGATGAAAGTATAGCAACATATGGTTTAAAATATACCGCTAGTGAGATGGGTTGTAAAAGTGCATATATGTTTGCATTAAAAACAATAGATAACAAATTTATAGGTGTAGTAGGTATTGATTTTGTAAAACGTAAAAGAACATTAGATGATGAAGAAATAAATCATTTAAAAAACGAAACAGCATTAATATGTGGTGTACTAACTAATCTTCTAGAATCCAAAAAACAACATGATTAAACTAACAGATATACTACAAGAAATAGAAAAAGGAGTAGATGTTTTTAAAGATAACCTAGAAGACCATAGCAATATGCATTATAGAGACCATGTTAAAGCCATCATTGAGCACGCTGAAAAAGCACTAGCAACCAGTGAACCTAAAATAATGCATAGTAACATAGCAGAAATTTTAAAACATGCTGAATCCGCTCATAATAAAATATATAATAACGGTGATACAAGTGGTGTTCATAGTGGAGGAGGTCATGTAGCTGGATTTCACGCAAATAATGCTGATTTTTAATTATGATTAAACTAACAGACATATTAACAGAAAATTATGGTGGTGAAGGTGAAATGATTTTACCTCCTAATCATAAAGCAGGTTTAAAAGTACCTAAAGGTGGCTCATGTTGTGCCAATTGCAAATGGTGGAATAAAGAAAATCAAGTATGTAATAACACATACTATGCTGATTGGGCAGGTACAAATAAAATACCTTATGCTGCTGATGAATATTGTACAAACTGGTGGGAACCCATATCAAAATGATTAGACTAACCGACATACTATTAGAAATGCTCCTAGAAGACAGATGTAAACGCATTGCCGATCGCAAATACGATAAACCATCCGCTTATAAATCAGGAGCTATTGTTAGATGTCGTAAAGGACATATTTGGAAAGACTTAAAAGAAGATGAATCATTACATAAATGGTTCAAACGCTCAGGTACACCTGGTAAAGAAGGTGGATGGGTTGATTGCAATACTTGTAGAGACGGTAAATGTAAATCATGTGGTAGAAAAGCAGGAGAAAAACGTTCAAAATACCCTTCATGCAGACCAACACCTGCACAATGTAAACAACCAGGTAAAGGTAAAAAATGGGGAAAAACAAAATAGGTTTTCAATATTATTTAATTAAATAAAAATAAGATGGACGGTGACAGTAAAAGGGAAAAAAATAGATCTAGAGATATGGATGCATATTTGTCTAATGGTGGCGATGTTCTTCAACCCTTTTGGATTCGACGCTTTATTCGCTATGGTGATGAGATTGACAGGTTCCTTTTGGATTACGGACTTGGTTTTCTATTGCCTTTCGGGACTTTTCTTTGGTTTATATTTCTTATTGCGTAAACGTTTTAAAAAAATAAGTAAAAATGAAGAATAATGATTGTGGCTGTAATGGCCCTAAATTAGCACTTAGAGAAGGATATGAAAATATCTTAATATCTGAAGGATTAAAATATCATATAGTTGAAGGTATTCCCTTATATGAAAACATTTATCGCCCACAAAGCGATAGCTTCCTTTCTTTATTTGTAGAAGCTAGACAACTATATGAAAATGGTTTATTAGGTCTAACAGAACAAGACTCCTACTATTTTGAAAATAGTGATTTAGGTAAATTTGGAATTTATGAAGGTATGAAAGTACCATTAGATTACCCTATGTCTTTAGAATATCTAAATGAAGTATTAGAAGAAAAACAAAAAACCAAGAAAAAACACCCACCATTAAATAAACCACATCGTGGTGGTGCTAAAAAATTCTACGTTTACGTACGTAAACCAGGTGGTGGAATTAAGAAAGTATCATTTGGGCAAGTAGGTATGTCAGCTAAAATAAATAACCCTGTAGCTCGCCGCGCATTCTCAAAACGCCATAATTGCCCCCAGAAAAAAGACAAAACTAAAGCATCTTATTGGAGCTGTAGACTTCCTCGTTACAGTTCATTGCTGGGTCTAAAATCGAATTTTAGCGGATATTGGTAAACCCAGTATATTTATCAATATTAATACATGAAAATAAATTACTTAAAAAAATATATTAAAGAAGAGCTAGACCAAATATTAGAAATATTTGATAAATCCTTACCCAACATAGAAAAAATATCCCCCACTAGCTATGTCGTAGGGAATGGGGATAATATCGAAGCCAAATATAATTTTAGAAGAACTAACATAAATGATGATAAATGGGACATATCATGGAGTTTTACAGATAACAATAAAAACACCACACCTGAAGCATGGAAACAAATAACAGCTACTTCATATAAAATATTATCCGATTTTATTAACACCAAACATCCTCAATCTATTGAAATATCAGGTGATACAGATTCTAAAACCAATTTGTATAAATCGCATTCATTTATAAACAAACTACAAAACCTACTCAATAACCAATATATTATTGATAATTCATTACCATACTCAGTGGTGATAAATAAGATTAACCATATTGCCCAGCCCAATATTACTAAACGTATGAATAATATGAATGAATCATACTTGCAATCCCGTAGGTATTGGGAAGAGGGTAATGTATATTCAAAAAGCAAAATAGAACAAACCAGCGCCATTAAAAAAATAGTAAAACGTATTATAATAGAACATCTATATAACATATAATGAAACCATATATTAACATAGAAGAAACAAATGATTATATCATACGTGAATTCGATGAGAACATAGATCCCATCGAATTGATGTGGCATCGTGATAGAGAAAATCGATTAGTAGAAGCGGTAGAACCAACAGATTGGTTATATCAAGAAGAAAATAAATTACCTATATCTATGGATAAACCAATATTTATACCGGCAGGTGTATGGCACCGCACTATTAAAGGTAATGGTAATCTACGCATAAAAATTAATAAATTTTAAATATTTATACATATAAAATAAACCAAAATGAAAGTATCACAATTCCGCGAATTAATAAAAGAAGCCATAGCTGACCGTTTAAAAATGATAGACGAAGCCGGTGATAAAGCAGCAATCCAAGCTAAAATTAACAAAATAGATGAAGATATTAAAGAAGCACATAATATAAAATCAGGCATTCCTACTAATCTTTCACATTTTGTTACTCCTGAAAAAGTAAGTGATATGATGGATGAAATAGAAGCATCTATTACTGAACTTGAAAGCAAGAAAAAAGAACTTGAAGACCAAATGTCACAAATGGACAAACCAGTTAAAGAAGGTAAGAAAAAACCATCAGCTGGTATGACTAAAAAAGAAAAATCAACATTGTCTAAAAAAGCACATGCTGGTAAAGACATTGGTAAAAAAGGTAAAGGCTTTGAAAAAGTAGCTAGTACCGCTGCAAAACAATATGGTTCAAAAGAAGCTGGTGAACGTGTAGCAGCCGCTGCAATGTGGAAACAAGCCGCTAAAAAATAATAACAATGATCAAACTATCAGAACTATTAGACCCGGTGGGTAAAGAAGATGATGATATTAACAACGATGGAAAAGTAGATAAAACAGATAAGTATCTTCTTAATCGTCGCAAAACAATATCACAAAATATAGATGAAAATATGAAATGTGATACATGTGGGGGTGAACATCCCAATGAACATCACCATGACCATGAAGCATCTATGGCTAAAGGTGAACTACGTGACATGATAAAAAACGGAGCACAATTATATAACATGATCCAACCCGAACAAAACTTACCAGGTTGGGTATCAGCATATATAACACTTGCTTCTGATTATATGCATAGTGTAGTTGAGTATATGACTGAAAAGTCTATTGAAAAAAATAACTATGAATAAACAACTTATATTAGAAAAATATATAAAAGTTGCTGTACGTAAAGCTCTTAAAGAGCAAGAACAACAGCAACAAAAAGCAGAAAAAGCGATGTATCTAATATATCGCTTCCCTGGCCTTAAAAAAGTAATAGAGGACTTAATGTCTCCTGCTTTTGGTCGTTTTGTTAGTGACATAAAAATAACAGCCCCTAAACCAACAACCTTCAGCATCAGCTTAATCAATGGTGAAGAATTTAGTGTGACATATGTTGGTAGAGATAATTTTAGAGTAAAAATAGCAGGTAGAAAATATGATCCTAGTAATATAGGTGAACTAGAAAGAGCATCACAAGCTATAGCAGATGTATTAGCATTAAATTATGCTCCTTCTACTACTAAAGCAGAAGACCAAACAACAGAACAAGCTGCTGCTCCTTCTGGACCACCCGCTGGTGAATTAGCAGCCGATTTAACAGCAGCTGGTGAAACAACTACACCTCCACCAACAGAAACACCAGCTGAAACACCACCAATTGAAACACCTGAAGAAAAATCTAAAGAAACACCAACTGCTTAAAATATATAATTATGAATAGTATGAAAAACAATATGGATGAAGCAAAAGCAACATCTATTAAAGTAAATGATACTTTTACATTAGCCGGAGACTTAGGCAAATTTGTAAAAGGAGAAAAAGTTAAAGTAATATCAGTAAAACCATCAGGAGCTGATATAGAAATTGTTTTATCTAATGGAAAAGACACTGATAACTTCTTCATAGATAGAAATGATGATTTTGAAGAATTAACTTAAGTAAGTTTTTTTCCTCAAAAAATATTTATTATCTTTAACTTTAACCAAAATATTCGTTATGAATAAAATCAAAAGATTATTCTTCGATATTGAAACTAGCCCTAATATAGGTATATTCTGGACAGCAGGATATAAGCAAAATATAAGCTATGACAATATAATAAAAGAAAGAGCCATTATTTGTATTTGCTACAAATGGGCAGGCGAAGAAAAAGTACATTCGTTAACATGGGATTCAAACCAAAACGATAAAAAATTACTAGAAAGCTTTATAAAAGTAGCTAACCAAGCGGATGAATTAGTAGGACATAATGGAGATAAATTCGATTTACCATGGGTTAAAACTCGTTGTCTATATCATGAAATTCCCACCTTTCCCAACTACGTTACAATAGATACATTAAAACAAGCACGCTCCAAATTCCGATTCAATAGTAATCGTCTAGATTATATAGGTAAATTTTTAGGATTAGGCGAAAAAATACATACCAGTTTTGATTTATGGAAAGATGTTGTATTAAATAAAGACAAAAAAGCATTAAATCAAATGGTTGAATATTGTAAAGGAGATGTAGAGTTACTTGAAAAAGTATACAATAGAATATCACCATACGTCCCTCACAAAACACACGTTGGTGTGCTAAATGGAGGTGAAAAATACTCATGCCCATCATGTGGCTCAGATGACATGAAAATAGCTAAAAAACGTATATCAGCCACAGGAATGTCTAAAGTACAATTACAATGTCAAGGATGTGGTAAATATCATACTATATCAAGTTCTGTATATGACAAATATTTATTGGAAAACCCAAAATAATTAAAATGACACAATTAATCAAAGAAGCCAAACGCTTACAAAAACTAGCTGGTATTAGCGAAATAAAAATAAACCAGCCTTCCATACTTGATAGAATACTTAAAGAATATATTCAATTTTCCAAAAATATTTCAGTCGAACATTATAGTAATGAAGAATTAAAATTTTTGGAAGATATTAGCCCTGCCACTTCTGTAGAAGATCTAGCTAAAAAAATTCAATATATAGATAATTGCCTCACAGAAATGGTAGGTGATTATCTTGGGATGTTTTTTGAGGAGGTCGTACTAAAATTCTTAATAGATGATATATTTCCTAAACTAAAAGTACCACAAAGTATTGCAAAGGAATTACTAAATACTTTAGATGAATTATATGAAAGGGGGAAAAAGAATGGTTACGAAAAAGATTCTTATGATAGTTATTTAAAAACTTTAACATAATACTTATCTAAAAAACAATGACACAATTAATCAAAGAAGCCAAACGCTTACAAAAACTAGCTGGTATTAGCGAAATAAAAATAAACAAACCATTAAATGTGCGTTTTATAGCTACTGTTCCTTATTTATATAGAGGATGGGTTAAAATAGATGGTGTTAATGTTGAGTACAGTGTAGGGGGTGATGAATTAGATATATTAATAGGATATAATCTTGATTTACTTGAAAAATATGGAGGGTATTTAAATAACGGAGATGAAAATTATTATCCGGTAGAAGAAAGTAAAAAAGCATGTGAACATATTATACATCATTTTACACCTATCCAAGGAAAAATACAACAAGATGATTACGATGTATCATACATATCTATCCCTTTTCCAGAAGTTAAAGGATACATAGAGTATGATGGACCTATATATAAAGGTAATTATACATTCGAATGGAAAGGAAAAACTATAAGATTTGAAAGAGCTCCTGAACTTGACCAACCGGGAAATTTCGGTAAATATGCTTATAACATATATGACACTAATAATAAACTAATAAAAATAATATATTCTCCTAATGAAGATATAAACAGCTACATGGCCTATCAAGAAGATAATTCGACAGTAGATAAAAATAGCGTAGCTTCTTTATTTAAATCATATTATAATACATGACCGAACTAGATAATATTCTATATAAACTAATCGAATTCCAACACTGCCACCCAAACATATACATAGGTGGCAGCATTTCATTAATATTACAGAAAGCTATACCTTATCGCACCCCTAAAGATGTCGATATAATATCACCGGATAAAACACACATATATGACATATTTAATATAGAATCAGAAAATAAACACCCTCTTATTAGGCAATATAGATATAATAATTTAAAATTTGAATTATTTATCAACCCTAAAGCAGAATATATAGAATATAAATATAATAATAATATATTAAAAATATCGCCTATATATGAAGTATTTGAATGGAAACATAAGAGACAAAATATTTATAATGGAAAACATGCAGTTGATATAAATTATTATGAAACCACAATTAATCAAGGAAGCTAAACGCTTACAAAAACTAGCTGGTATCTTAACAGAACAAGATGAAACTCCTGATCTAACACCAATAGATCCGGATCCTTCCCAAATTCAACAACAAAAATCAGAACCTGCTGATACTCCTGAAACACCCGCTGGTGTTATAAGTAAAGATGAAGCTAAACAATTAATTAAAGCTACTAAAGGTAAATTCTTTACAGTAACTTTTATTAAAAAAGATGGTAACCCGCGCGTAATGAATGCTAAATTAGGTGTAAAAAAATATCTAAAAGGTGGTGAACTCCCATATGATCCTGAAGAAAAAGGATTAATACCTGTATATGATATGCAAAAAGGAGCATATAGATCAGTAAATGTAAGTACTATCACTAATTTAAAAATCGGTAATAAAGAATATCAAGTACAATGATAAAACTAACAGACATACTAAACGAAATTAAAATAAATCAACCGGGAAAAATAGAAAATGATAAAGATTTATTCAACTTTCTAAAAGGAAATATCCGAAAATTTGCAGAACATGAATTAACAAGCCGTGATGACGTATACAGCATAGTAATAAATGAATTTATCGAATCACCCCCTAATATATTTACAGACGATGAGTTAAATGAAATAGAAGACAATACTTGGGAAGAATTAGATAATACTCTAAAAACAAAATTAAAACCATACTTAATAGATATCCTGGTAAACATAGGATTAACATTTTTTCAATACGACGACAATACCAACAAAATTACTAGTGCAGTTTCATGGGATACAGAAATAGGACTAATATACTCATATTCAGACGAAGCAGATCCAGGTAGTTATACGTGGGATGAAGATGAGTTTCTAGGAAAAAAATTTTATTCATTATCGTTTGACATATAATTTAAATAATGATAAAACTAACAGATATATTAACTGAATTAATATTAAAAGAAGAAGAAAAATACTATCATGGTACTTTTTATTATTTCAAATGTTTTCGCGCAGCAGGGATAGGTGGGGGGGCGGGATCTCAAATATTTGGTTGGGGGATATATTTTGGTAAAGATTTTAATGTAGCAAAATCATATTCTGCTATGAGGAAAGATATAGCAAAATCATTAACTCTTTTTCAAGGAAAAAATCCATCTGAAATGGCATTTGAATATGATAACATAGTATTCGAAAGAATCCCATCAAAATTAAAAACTAAAGAAGAACTTATTGAATATGCTAAAGAAGTAATTGAACTTCTAGAAGAAGATGGAGACCCAGAAGGGTTAATTCCTGAATATAAAAGATTTATAGAAATAATTAATGAATTAGATATAAAAAATGAAGGGATGAGTTATGTTTATGAAGTTTTATTACATAAAGGTAAATCACCTGATCAATATGAGTATTTAGATTGGGATTTACAATCAACCCCTCAAAGTCAAGTAGATAAAATAAATAAACAAGCTCAAAAAGAAGGATGGAAAGATTTTTATGTATCTACTGAAATGAGTCCTGGAGAAATATATAAATATATAAACTCATACATTATTAACAATAAAGTCAATAAGTATAGAATAAGACAAGAACACCAAATTTCATTCCCAGCAGGAAAAGATACATCTTTATTTTTATTAGCAGCAGGAATAGATGGAAATACTCATGGTAATGGTGGTGTAAGGATAATATTTGATGAAAAAGCCATAGAAATAATTAATGTTTGTAAAATGAATTATAAAAAATGATAATCAATCGCCCTCTAAAACACATATTATTAGAATACAGCGAAAAAGTCTTTAAAACCAAAATAGAGCAATGGGATAAAGAAACTAAAGGTACTGTTCAAGATGCTGAAAATACATTTAGAAATGCTATATTAAATTTTGAAAAAATCAAAGATAGAATTTTTAAAAGATTAACAGACAATGTTAATCCTCTTAGAAATATGCCCACTAAATTTATAGCAAGTGACAAAAATCCTAAACCCAAAGACCCCAGAGATATAATGAATTATACATGGAACGACATGGAAAGGTTGTTTGATGCTTGGGGCCCTATAGAGAAAGAAAAAAAAGGTAGTGAATTCAATACGGTTGAAGATGCTCACCTACTAAAAATAAACAACGTACCTTTAACATACTCAGGAAATGGAATATTTGTTTATGAAGGATCTTCTAAAGAACATTGTATAAAATTAACTTACGCTTTTAAATATAAAGATAAAAATGAAATTAAACCATATAATTTTTGTATAGGACGAGTAGAATCTGGTGCTAATAGATATACTAAATATAGATTTGGTGGAGAACTATCAACTGGAGCCCTATATAGATCATTTTATTTCGTAGCAGACTCAACCCAATCTCCAGGATTAAAAATGAACGACAAAGGTGCTATGGAGTTTGAAAATTGGTATCATTTTTTTGTAATACATGTTTTTGAAAATGGCCAATTTGGTGTAACTGATGCCGTTAATGTGTATGGTCACGGTCATGAAATTGATGGGAATGGAAAAGGAATAAGTTGGGAAGACATAGGAAATTTTATGATCAAACATGGAAAAGAAAGTGGTCGACAAGCTTGGGATAAAATAAAAAACCATAAAGATATTTTTAAATATATTAGTCCTTCTGAAGAAGAAGAAGAAGAAAACATAGCTGTTGGAGGAAGATTAAATTTTGATACCTTTGAAAAACTAAACTATAATTTAAAAGCATCATATATAAACAAAAGAGCAGAAGACCCTAATTTCTTCACCCCCCAGATGTTTAGAATGTTAAATAAAGAATTAAAAAATTTAGCTCTAAACGCCGGATACCAACCATCATTAAATGATTTGAAAGATCAAAATAATGAAATTAGCAACTCTCTAGCCAGATTATATGCTAAAAAACAATTTAGAAAAAATGTAACAAGTAGAAATGAATCAAAATATGTTACTAATCTTATTCCTTTACCTTTTATAAAATATTTAGACGAACCAAACAAAGAAATATATTTAGAAACATTTGATGATAATCTTACATTTGATTATATAGAAAAATATTTCGGGGAAGAAACAGCTAAAAAATACGTTAATGAACAAACTAAAAAATTAGATTATTTACCTCAATCTGCCTTTAAGTATATTAATGATCCTAAAATAAAAAAACTATATTCTATTTATAGTAAATTATTCAAAAATTGGGTTTTTTCAAAAGATACAAATATAAGTGAAAAAGAGCTTGAACAAAAAACATCAATGCCTTTACAACAAATTACCCCATACCCTATAATATACGATGATTGGAAAGAATTAACTACTGAGGATAAAAAAATAATTTTAGAGTTAACAAATACATCAAATTCAAACAAAAAATATTTAACTCTTAATTATGCTGTACCATTTTTTATTAAAGATGAAAATAAAACTTATGCTTTATTACCTTTAGATGAAAATAAAGAAAAATGGGTATTAGTTGACATAAATACTAATAATGTAATACTTGAATTAGATGGAGATATATCAACATTAAATGATAATTTATTAATTTATGGGTATCCTTCCTATGGTGATGGTAATTATCAAAGAATATATTCTTTATCTGATTTAAAAACAAAAGATAAACCTGTTTCTTTAAAAGAATCAATATATGATAAATTAACACATATCGATTGGGATAAACGTAGATTATTACATAGAGCCGGTATAATAAAATAAAAACAAATAATATGATAAACCCAACAGACACAATAACAGTAGACGTACCTTTATTTATACGTTTATTAGAATACGCTCGTGAAGATGCCAAAACAGACATGGATCTTCATAAAGTAACAGAAAATGTATTATCGTTAAGCCAAAATGGCAAAACATTAACCATGGATCAATATGATTCTATTATGGGAAGCGCCGAAGCTATAGACGAGATGAAAAAACTACAGCGATTAGCTAATATTGTCTAATATTTATTATAAATAATTAAAACAAAGTAAAATGAATACAAAATTAATACAGCGAATTATAAAAGAAGTCATAGAAGAAATGTCTCTTCCGGAAATGGCTCGTTTTGCCGGTACCGGGGGTGCATATAAGGTAACAGATAAAGGTAAAGATATACTTAAACAAATTAAAGCAGAAGGTAACATACCTAGTGATAGTGGACTTAATGCTAGTAAAGTAGCAGTATTAGTATGGGTATATAAAGCAGAAAATGAAGGAAAACGCGTACAAAAAATGGATTATGCTCGTGAAAAAGGAGTATTACAACCATCTGTAAACCCACTATTCAACGATTTAGAAATGAAAGGATTTATATCTAAAGAAGGATACATGCCCCCAACACCTAAAAAAGAACCAGGAACTACCAGACCACAACCAGATATAAAATCTATGTTTGATGACATAGATATATAAATACTTAAGCCATTGATAAAAAAGAATTAATAGAAGATTTTATCGGTTATCTTCAAAGCCAATCATTATAAGATATATAACGTATAGACAGATTCATAGCCTGTCGCTCGAAAGAGATAAAATTATGGAGCTGTGGCCCAATCGAAAGATTGGGCTCTCTTTATTTGAGATGTCAAAAAAATATTTTATCTTTAATTTTATGAATATATTTTATATAAACGAAGATCCAATTATTGCTGCTCAAGAGCTAGCAGATGATCATATTCGTAAAATGCAAATAGAATCCGCACAAATGTGCTGCACCGCACATTGGGAATCAGGTGTAGAAGCACCATACAAACGAGCTCATGTAAACCACCCATCAACAAAATGGACTAGAGAATCAATACAACATTATCGTTGGCTTGTACAACATGGTTTAGAAGTATGTAATGAATTTACTAAACGTTATGATAAATACCATAAAACACAAGGTGTATTAGAATGGTTACGTGATAATGAACCCAATATTCCTGATAATGGGTTTACACCACCACCTCAATGTATGCCTGATGAATATAAAAAAGAAAATACATTAGAAGCATATAAAGAATTTTACATTAAAGACAAAATAGGCATTAAAAAATTAAATTACAACAAATTAAATAACAAACCAGAATGGATAAAAGAATAGTAATAGTAGGAGCAGGTGTATCTACCCAATATGGAGTACTTCACCTACTGAAAAATGGGTATAACCCCAAACTAATAACCATCATAGAAAAAGGAGATTCCATATATAATAGAAAACCATCAGATGTAATGAGTGGTGCAGGGGGTGCCGGTACATATAGTGATTTTAAAGTATTAGAATCATGGTCTCAAGGAGGGATATTTACACCTGAATATGTAGATTTAGAAACAGCAAACGGATTAGCTAAAATAGTTAAAGGGTACATACATGAATATCACCCTGATCCTTCTAAAATAATGTACACCCACCCTGAAGAAATACCACAATGGTTAAAAGATTCACCATTTGAATTAAAACAATCACCCTGCTTCCATTTAGGCACAGATTATGGTCGCCAACAAGTTCAAAATATATTTGAGTATTTTGACAAAGTAGGAGTTAACCAACACTATAACTCAGAAGTAGTAGATATTAATTTTAATTTAAAAGAAGTAGAATACATAGCTGATAATGAACCCCAAGAACACAAAGTAATAACATATGATAAACTAATATTAGCCGGTGGTAAATCAGGTGTTGATTTTCTGGATAAAATTATTAAGAAATACAATTTAAAAACAACACCTAGAGCAGCACAAATAGGAGTGAGATATGAAACTGATGGTAAATATTTTGAAGAATTAACCAAATTTGCTTACGACTTTAAATTATATAAAAAATGGAATAATATATCTGGGCGCTCATTCTGTGTAAATAATTATGCTGCTTTTGTTGCTCCTGAGATAACTTATGGTAAATTATCATTTAATGGGCATGCATATAAAGATCCTCTTAAATATAATGGGTTAACAAACTTTGGCATTATGCTAGAAATTAAAGAAGAAATTGAGTTCCCTTTTGATTTCAAACAAAAACTAGTATCCTTCTTCAATAAAGAAGGAAAATCAGCATCCTATTCTCCCATAGATAGAAAACCATCTCTTACAGATGAAAATAAAGAGATGCCGTGCTACCCAACTACTCTGGAATACTTTAAAGAAGGATACGGAAAATATGCTGATTATATAATGGAGTTTATTGAGGATTTAAATAAAACATTCAATATCAACAATGACTATATAATGTATCTTCCCGAAGTAAAATACATCTCAAACACAATAATATTCAACAACTCAGATTTCTCATTAGCTGATTACCCTGATGTACACATTCAGGGAGACAACGGAATGAGTAGAGGTATATGGATAGCGGCAATATCTGGTTTATATGTAGCCGAGAGCATGCTAAAGTAATATTCTAACAGGGTGTTGTTCTGATGGGAAAATATATATTTATGCATATGACTAATATATATTTTCTTTCAAAAAACAATATTCCTTTTTATATAGGGAAAACCAAAAACCCAACCCGCCGTAAGCACAGGCATCATATTACACACGGGGATGATATTAAATTAGAGGTTGTAGATACATGTGGTGATGATAAAGAAACATGGAAATTTTGGGAAAAATATTGGATACATCAATTTAAATCTTGGGGTTTCAAATTAACAAATAAAAACAACGGAGGAGGTGGGCCTACTTTATATTCTGAAGAGCATAAACAAGCAATGCGAAAACCACGCAAAGAAGGAACAGGAGCTAAAATAAGCGCAACTTTAATAGCAAATAATCACTCCAAATATTATACAAAAGAAATACGCCAATATATATCTGATAAATTAAAAGGTATACCAAAACCTTTCACAGAGGAACATATAAGAAATATATCAAGGGCTAATTTAGAATCTAAAGGTAAAACAATAGAATGTTATGATTTAAATGACATATTCATCAAAGAATTTCCATGCTTACGAGAAGCACAATTATGGCTACTAAACAATAAACCATCGGCATCTCAAAATGTAAGCAAACAAATAAAAGATTGTTGCGTGGGTAGACAAAACAAATGCCATGGCTACAAATGGAAATATAAACAATAAATATTTATTGTCAAAATAACAGACAATGAATATAGAGCAATTACGCGAAGCTATACGAAAAATAATCAAACAAGAATTATCTGAAAACCAACCAGCCCCTAGTAAACCTAAACCAGGAACAGAACCTACTATACACCCTGGCAAACCTGGTGAAAAGCCAGGTCCTCGCCGCCCTCTTATCAAACCAACAATTCAACCTAAGCCTAAAGCCGGATCTAAAACAATGAAAGAAAACGAGATGATTGATAAAATCACTGATCGTTTTAAAAAGTCTAAAATGAACGAAGCTGCTGAAACAGGATGGCAAAAAGGGTATGAAGAAGGATATAAAGAAGGATATAAAGATGCTACATCTAATAAAACTAATAAATTTAAAAAATAATGGCACAATTACTAGAAGTAGACTACGAAAAAATATTCAGCCCTAAAACAATGGCTCTCCTGAAAAATAAATCAGGTGAATCTCTAAAACAAATGTTAGGTGATAAAAATCTAAGGACTGTTATGAAACGCTCTACAGAATTATTACCTAAAATAATAGAGGCTGAAGAAGGTTATCGTGATGAATTAGAAATGATAGCAACCCAAATAGTAACAGAAGCATACCCTATTATAGATTACGCTAACATAAAAATAGATGCTAAAATAGTAAAAATGGGTGAAATAGATGTTCCTATGGGAGGAAACGATAATGAAGAAGATCCTTTATCTCTTCAATCTAATGAAGAGTTAAAAGCCAAACGTCGTATAATAAACGGTATTTCTCAAGGAGCATCAATTAGAGGAGCATTCGCCTTCCTCATCTTCAGAGAACATTTAGACGATATTAGTCCTGAATTAATAGATAAATATAATGAAATATTAAAGCTTGCTTTTGGTATATATGATAATGAAGAGGCTATTGCTATGTTATTAGCTATGCTTGCTCAACAAAAGAAAATAGAAGGTGGTGAGAGTGATATGGAATATAATGAAGAAGATGAGCAGTTTGTAATTAAGGCTCGTGCATTGTGTTTCCCTATGTTAGTTCATGAAATAGTAAAAGGATTATATGAGATATTAGGCTCCCAAGGATTTACAACAATCCAGGGACCTGAAGCTCAAGATGTAATTACAAAAGTAGATGTATTAACTAGTGAACCTCGTGACTTACAATATGGTAAGTTTATATATGATGCTTTAAATAAATTATATATAGAAAGTAATATAGATGATGCTCGTGTACGTGAATTATTCTTTACCGAAGTATATAAATTAGAGGATAATGAATTTATACCATTTATAGAAAATGCTATAAACAATAAATTAACACCTGATCAAAAGAAATGGGCTACTGATGCTATGAAGGATATAGCTAGTGATTTATCTAAAGATGATCTTCCATTTAATGTTTAATATATTTATTGTAAATATATAATGTGAAGATATGTAATAAATGTAAGCAAGAAAAACTATTTAAATATTTCTCAATAAAGCGTGCTTCAAAGGATGGTTATGGAAATACATGCAAACAGTGTGTTAAAGAATATAATAAAACATATGATTTTAAATCATACAATTTGGAAAATAAAGATAGAAGGTCAAAACAGGCTTCCCAATATTATCAAAAGAATAAAGAACATATTTTAAATAATTCTAAAACTTATTTTGACAATCACAAAGAAGAACACAGAAGCAGAAATAAAGATTGGTATAATAAAAATAAAGAACACCACCAAACCAAAATTAAAATATACATACAAAAAAGACTAAAAGAAGACCCATTATTTAAACTCAAGGAAACCCTCAGAAAAAGAATGTATGATCTCCTAATAAAAAACAAAATACCTAAAATATATTCCGCCTCTACTTTATTAGGATGCACCACAGAAGAATGTAAACAACATCTTGAACAGCAACTTAAACCCGAAATGAATTGGGGAAATCATGGCATCGTTTGGGAAATAGATCATATTATACCCTGCTCATCATTTGATCTAACAAACATAGAACAACAAAAACAATGCTTTCATTACACTAACCTACAACCATTATTTAAAACAACAGAAATAGCAAAATCATTTGGATACATAGGAGAGATGGGTAATAGAAATAAGCATAATAAGATTTAGATTAATTTGATTCTTCAAAAAATTTTTATTACCTTTATATATAAAATATAAAAATATAAATGGAAACCAAAAAAATTAAAACAGCCAACGGTACTATAATCCACTACTGGAATGGTAAAATGCACAACTGGGATGGCCCAGCATATATACCTGAAGGTAAAACAAGTAAAGGTGAATATTATCTATTTGGTATAAAACATACCAAAGACGAATGGTTAGAAAAGAAAAGAGACGTAAACGGACAACCTTTCTATAAAACCTCAGTTGGTAAACAAGCAGGAAGTAGAGTATAAGAGGATTGTCAAAATCCTCTCTTTAAATTTATATTAAAAGTTATGAAATTTACTCGCATTTTTGATGATCAAGCAGACCAAACAAAAGAAACATGGACCTACGACACAGATATTTTCTCAAATGGACCTATATCTGTAGAAATAGAATACCCTACTCGATACAAAACACCAGAAGAATTATTACAAGTATCTAATAGTAAATTACCCATAACTAAACAACAATGGATAAATCCAGCTAATGGTAAATTAGTAGGATATACACGCGCTAAAGCATTAGGATTAATTAAATAGATAATATGAAAATAGGATTATGTGGAACTGTATCAGTTGGAAAAACAACATTGGTTCAAGCATTAAAAGAATTAGATCAATTTAAAGATTATGAAATAGCCACAGAACGTAGCAAATATTTACGCGATCAAGGTATTTCATTAAATGATGACTCGACAGTAAAAGGTCAATTAGTGTTTGCTGCTGAACGCTCATTAGAATTAATGAAACCAAACATTATAACTGACAGAACAGTATATGATGTGTGTGCTTTTACATTAAGCGCTCGTTCAATAGAATGGAGTACTAAAGAACATTTTACTGAAGTATTAATGACCCTATCAAAAGAATATGATGTTATTATCTATGTGTCACCTGAAGGAGTTGATATAGAAGATAACGGAGTTCGTACGATAGATCCGGAATATCGCAATAAAATAGATCGTACTATAAAAATGATGTTAGAAGAGTGGCCACCAACTAAATTAATTGAAGTTAAGGGTACCACCGAAGAGCGCATAGCTACTATTATTTCTAATTTAAATTAATATTTATTATTATAACATACCAAATATGAAAAAATCTAAACTAATTGAATTAATTAATGAGGCTTTTAATGAAGTATTACAAGAAGATGTAACCGCTGCTGTAACTACTAAATCGGGTACAAAATTTACCAAAGTCAAAAACCCATCTGAACTAAACCCCCTAAAATCAGACCCAAATGTTTCTAGCATCGAAACAACAGCAGGCCAGAAATTAAAAGAAACAGAACAATTAGATGAAGCTGCTAAATTTAGTATAGCTGATCAAACAAAAGCCCAAACACTAATAGACGCAATATCAGGAGCTAATAAAGAAAGAATACAAAAAATAGTAGATGCTATAAATGATTCTCCTGCAGGATCATTAACAGGTGGTAAAATAGCTGCGGCTTTAGGATTGAATTCACAAGGTCCCATATATAATCTTCTATTAAAAATGGAAGAAGCCGGTATATTATCTACAACAAATAAAATATCTTTAAGCAAAAAAACCACACCACCACCACCAACAGCACCTACTACTCCTGGTGAAACACCTGAAGATGAAGATGATGATACAACCGAATTACCATTAAGTGGTGAAGCCGGTTTATTTCTAGGTGGTGATCAAGATTTAGAAAAGACACTTAGCCCATACTTTGGAGGAGAAGAAACACCTGAAGAAACACCCGAAGAAACATCAGTATCTACTTCAATACCATCAACACCAGCATCAAAAGCAACTGATTTCTTCCTAGACAATGAAAGATTATTCCAAAGACTAATCAATACATACACAGCATCTAGAATGAAAGTCAGAGAAGAAAAAACACCAGGTGATGTATCATCATCAGATATGTCTTCTGCTGAAAAATCTAGAAAAGAAAGATCAGTAGCTGGAATAGATGCTATGATAGATCAATTTATAGAAAAAATAAAAGCCGAAGATGAAGATACACAAAAATCAATCATGAATATGCTTGAAAAGAAATTAGCTAGTGTAAACGCTTCAGGTTTGTATAAAAGAATATCAAATAAAGTAGGACACACATCAGCATCGACAACAACTCCTGAGATAGTACCTGTATCTGAAGAAGATGAAGATTTTGAAGAAGAAAACAATACATTAGATGAGATAGTGTTAAATCGTTTTAGAAAAATAGCAAATATAAAATAATATGAAATATAAAACATTAGTAAATGTTATAGTAGCAGTATTACTACTAATAGGACTATATGAAATATATAGTCTATTTCAAGATAATACTACCAAATACCAAAAATATGAACACACTATAGATAGTTTAAATCATGAAGTAGTAAAACTAGACTCAGTTCATGTTAAACAAGATAGTATTATAGTTGTCTATAAAGATAGTGTTGTTTATATGGATAACATTATTGAAAAAGAAAAAATAAAATATGTTGAAATTAAAAGTAAATACAATGAAATACGCAATCACGTTGCTAATTACACTCACACTGAGCTTGACAGCTTTTTCTCAAAGCGTTACGGATACTAATAATATAGTTATTCCTACATGGGTAGCTAAACAAATAGCTTTAGATTTGGTTTCTGGTGATAGTGCCAAAGAAGAATTAGTAGTTACAAAAACTGTACTAGAATTAACTGAAAAGAAAGTAGAATATAAAGATAGCGTAATATCTGGTCTTACAAATAAGAATCAAACATACGCTCAACAGATATTGTTATATAAAGAAAAAGAAAAACAATATGCTGAATATACTAAAAAATTAAAGAAAGAAAACAAACACGCTAAATTTAAAAATAAAATAGCGGGTATATTTGGTACTTTAGCCTTAATTGGTGGTGCATTATATGCTTGGACTGCTATTAAATAATAACCCCTGCTTCCTTTCGCATAAATAGCTCAACCTTAACGGTTGGGCTTTTTTTATATATTTATATACAACCAACAGTGAAAACATGAGTGAGCATCAAAATATAAAAGATATAATTAGGAGTGAATATTTAAAATGTGCTATAGATCCTGTTTATTTTTTTAAAAAATATTGCTATATATCACACCCTAAAAGAGGCCGTATATTATTTAATTTATACCCTTTCCAAGAAGACGTTTTAAGAGCATTTAAAGAAAATAATTATTCTATAATAAATAAATCAAGACAATTAGGTATATCTACATTAGTTGCTGGTTATTCATTATGGACTATGCTATTCAATAAAGATAAAACTATCCTATGTATAGCCACTAAACAGGTAACCGCAGCTAACATGGTTGAAAAAGTACAATTTATGTACCAAAATTTACCATCATGGTTACGAGGCACTAAACCCGAATCTAACAATAAATTATCATTAAAATTACCAAATGGATCACAAATAGTAGCTACATCTGCATCTAGTGATGCTGGTCGTTCATACGCTGTATCGTTATTAATAATGGATGAGGCTGCTTTTATTGAAGGTATTGATAAAATATATACTTCAATTATCCCTACCTTAGCAACTGGTGGTGGATGTATTGCATTATCTTCACCTAACGGTGTTGGTAACTGGTTCCATAGAACATGGGAAGAAGCAGTAATACATAAAAATAATTTCTACCCTATAGAATTAAAATGGAATCTACACCCAGAACGAGATGAAAAATGGGAAACATCAGAACGAGCAAATATGTCTGCTCGTGAATTTGCTCAAGAATACGATTGTGACTTTTTAGGATCGGGTAATTCATTAGTTGAAAACGAAACATTAGACTTTTATGAACAAACATATATCCAAGATCCTGTAGAACGTAGATTTATGGGAGGTGATTTTTGGATATGGCAGTATCCTGACTATAGCAGACAATACTTAATAAGCGCCGACGTTGCTCGTGGAGATGGATCTGACTACTCAACATTCCATGTTATAGATGTTGAAGCCTGTGAGCAAGTAGCAGAATATAGATCACAAATAGGAACACGTGAATTTGGACATATGCTAGTATCAGTAGCAAGTGAATATAATAACGCATTAGTAGTAGTAGAAAATGCTAATATTGGTTGGGATGTTATAAACACTATTATTGAGAGAGGCTATAATAACATGTATTATTCACCTAAATCATATGGTGATATGTCTATAGACAAATACTTAGCAAAAATGGAAGCTGAACAAACAGTTCCTGGTTTTACTATGAGTCAAAGAACAAGACCGCTTGTTATCTCAAAATTAGAGTCGTATATTCGAGAAAAGGCATTTGTGTTTCGTTCTAAACGTTTATTAGCTGAATTAAGAGTATTTATATGGTTGAATGGTAAAGCCCAAGCACAACAAGGATATAATGATGACTTAGTGATGGCTTTAGGAATAGGACTATTTACAAGAGATACGGCTTTAAAATTTGCTGTTCAAGGTAAAGATATAGCTAGAGCAGCATTAGATGGATTTGCAAAAACAAGTTATACATCATTATACCCTACTATGCCTAATGGCTTCGCAAACCCATATAATATACAAATAAATGGGCAAACAGAAGATATAACATGGGTGCTAGGATAATAAATATTTATTGACATACAAAAACATATTATGGCAGATAACGCTAGTAACAACACCGGTTTATTTACACGTCTAACACGTCTGTTTTCTACAGATGTTATCATTAGAAACGTTGGAGGTAAACAATTAAAAGTATATGACGTTGACCAAATTCAAGCATATGGTAACGTTAAAACAAACGCTCTAATAGACAGATTTACAAAATTACATAGATATGGCGCCAACATGCCATATAACCCAACTATGAACTACCAAACACTTCGTATCCAGTTATACACTGACTATGAAGCAATGGACACTGAATCTATTATAGCCTCTGCATTAGATATAATTGCAGATGAAGCAACATTGAAAAATGAAAATAAAGAAGTAATACAGATTAAATCACCTGACGAAAATATTCAAAAAATATTATATAATTTATTTTATGATATTTTAAATATTGAATTTAACCTATGGATGTGGACCCGCAATATGTGTAAATATGGTGATTTTTACCTACACTTAGACATAGCCGAAAAATATGGAATATACAATGTAACACCAATGTCAGTATATGATATGGTTCGCGAAGAAGGACAAGATCCATCAAATCCGAATAAAGTTACATTCAAAATAGACCCAATGGTTATAGCAGCAGGTGGTATTAAATCTCGCTCTACTGATAGAGAAGGTAGAATATCATTTGAAAATTATGAGATAGCACACTTTCGCCTATTAACAGACGCTAACTATTTACCATATGGTAGATCATTTATAGAACCAGCACGTAAAACATATAAACAATATGTTCTAATGAAAGACGCGATGATGTTACACCGTGTCGCTCGCGCCCCAGAAAAACGTGTATTCAAAATTAACGTTGGTAATTTACCTCCTAATGAGATAGATGGATACATGCAAAAACTAATGCAAAAAACCAAGAAAACACCTTATATTGATCCTCAAACAGGTGAATATAATCTTAAATACAACATGATGAACATGATGGAAGATTATTACATACCTGTACGTGGTAATGACACTTCAACTAATATTGATACAATAAAAGGTCTAGAATATAACGCAATAGATGACGTAAATTTCTTACGTGATGAAATGTTAGCAGCATTAAAAGTACCTAAAGCTTTCTTCGGATTTGAAAAAGATTTAACTGGTAAAGCAACATTAGCTGCTGAAGATATTCGTTTCGCCCGCACAGTAGAACGCGTACAACGTATTATTATATCAGAATTATATAAAATGGCACTTGTGCATCTATATGTTCAAGGATATGATGGTGATGCTTTAAGTAATTTCGAATTAAGTCTAACAACTCCATCAATAATATTTGAACAAGAAAAAGTAGCATTATGGAAAGAAAAAATAACGTTAGCTAAGGATATTATAGATAGTAAATTATTACCGTCTGATTGGGTATATCATAATATATTTGAATTATCCGAAGATCAATATGATGATTTCCGTGATATGGTTATTGAAGATATGAGACGCAATTTCCGTATAGGCCAAATAGAAAACGAAGGTAATGACCCAGCTAAAACAGGTAAATCATACGGTACACCACACGATTTAGCATCA